CTTCCTTGTACAGCGCATGGATCAAGGGAATGTCTTCTGGGTCTATTTTTCTGTTCACACGATTTTCCCAATGGTTGCTCATTGTTTTGCCTTTAACTTTCCTCTGGTTTCAAGTTCGATCTGTGCTTGTCTAGCGAAAGGAATCTTGCCCTTCTTCTTCCACAGGTAGATCGTCTGCCGACTAACCCCAAGCGAATCAGCCAGCCCCTTAATACTCCCGTAGTATTTGATTGTTTCTTCAAGTGTCATAACACCTCCTGTTGACAACTAACTTAACGCCCCTTAATCTGAGTGTCAACTAATTAGACAAAGGGAAACACAAATGGTAGGAAAACTATCCGATGATCGGCTGATGTCTGGGAGTAGAATCCCGGTCCTGTATGCCTGGCTAATCGCCAAGGAAGGGCATCCTTACTCAACGCCAAACGATGAACTGAGGAAGTCCATCGCAGCGAAGCATGGAGAGTACGAACGTGATAACGCCCATAGTGAACCCGCTTATTGCGGCAACCTATTTGAATCGACCATTGCAGTCGATGTTTGCCAAGAACTTGGCTTACCTGACCCAGAGCTATCCCCGTCTGTTTTTCACGCCGAAGACGGCAGTTGGCAATGCTCTATGGACGCACTTATTACACTGCCAAACACTACAACAATATTCGCTAATGACTTGGTTGAGATTGATGGAGAATTACCGCACATCGAACTCAGCGGACCCGTTCCAATCGAGGTGAAGACCACCGAACAACGCTATGACGCTAAAACGCCAATCTGGCGTGGTCCAGTACAGTTACAGATGCAGATGATGGCTGTCGATGCGAAGTTTGGCATTCTAGCCACAGTGCATCGCGGCAACTATCGTCATTACAAGATTTATCGTAGCGATCCAGTCATGCAACAAGTGATCGGTGATCTTTGTCTCGACTTCCGTGATAGAGTGGCTGAAGAAAGATTTTATCCGCCGGTGAACGTAGATGACTGTAGCAAGACACATCAAGGAGGGAATACTGATCCTGTTGAACTCAACAGCCTCGCTGATGATGTGGAACGATTGGTTGGACTACTCCAGAAAGCTAAAGACATCGAAGCAGAGATCGGTACAGTGCAAACCAAGATTATGTCGGAAATGCAAGATAGCGAAGTCGCACAGGTGGGCGAGTTTACCGTCAAATGGCCTAGACGACACTACAAAGCACAACCCGAAAAAGTAACTCCCGCCAAAGAAGCCCGGACTATCCGATTGAAAACCTTGCAAATAAGATGAGTGGCATGTAAATTGCAAGGGAGTTCATCGAACTTTCCCTCACCTGCCCCCCTATGCAGGAGACTTTAGCCCTCTTTTGAGGGCTTTTTTTTGATCAATTCGTCCTGAATCTGTGACTGTCTGTCTGAGTCGAACCGCGATGCTTTTTGCCTGTTGGCTGCCTTAGTGAGTACCTGTACGTTATCCGGTACGTCTAGTCCGCACACCAATTCATGGATCAGTGGGATGATGTGATCAACTTCGTGCTTTATACCAGTATCGATAGATAACAACTGTGCCTCAAGTCGAATCCTGCGTAGCTCTGTAATGCCTTTATCGGTTGCGACTCGTGATTTCTTCTCAAAGTATCGGCGATTCTTAACTGCTCGCTTGTGGGCTTCTGAGTCTGCATATCGCTTCGCTCGATCTCTTTTATGCTGCTTGTAGGCTTCGTCTCCGTAGTCGAGCCAGTAATCTTTTTTTGTTCTAGCGCGATTTCGTATGCGTAAACACTCGCGGCAGTTCTTGTTCTTAGCGAATCGCTCCGACAGATGACCATGCTTACATGGCTTGCCGGTGAAATAGTAAGTAACACCTTGTCTTAGTGCCTCTGCCTGGGTCGCAGGAAATTTCCTTTTCTCCATTGACCCAACTTATCAATATGACCAAATGGTCGGTCGAGGCCACCCCTCATCTCTGGTTAAATCATCCAGATGTATGAAGCGCGCGGAACCCTTTTGGTTCACACCTATCCCAGTAAATCCATGCCCTAGCGCCGCACACAGGAACTTGTATGCGTCTTCTCCTTGAATCGCTATATCAACTGCTCTGCCGCTTGCGTGAGCGCCTGGCTTTGTCTTCCTTGCCTCTATGGGATGATTCGGGCAGCGGTAGCCGCTCGTCACTGTCATCGGCTGACTCCAATCCGCTCTGAGGCTTGTCAGCTTCTCCATAAATTCTTTGTGCATACCGTCCTGCTCGCACCCACACTGGCATCGCATTTCTTCCTCTGTGAAGAATGGTGAACTCCAAGTCATTTCTTTTTCTTCTCCATGAATCCTTCGACGGCTCCTCCGCCAAAGTAAAAGCCAAGGATGATGAGCATGGCATAGTTAATACTGAACTGCTCCATGACCTTAGTCACTGCGTCTGGATCGCCTTGGCCTGAGATTGTCATGCCCAGAACTAAGACGTAACTTAACAAAAATGTTAATCCAAACATCAGCGCCAGGTAACGCTGCGCGAGCTTGAATGGTGCATATGCGGAGAGCAAGTCCGTTTTTGCCTTGGCTTTTGCGGCAATCTCTTCCTCTGTTGAGGTGTGCATGTTGTCAATCAGGTCAAGACCCTTCTCGATTACATTGCCTGATCCTAGCATCTTGCTGATGACACCGATCATTATGTGCCTCCTATATTGTGATCTGTCTGAATACAGATCGAGTCGTAGTTAATCTTTGGCTGTGGTGCGGTAGCCATGAAGAAGTCTCTAGCCTCAAAGCAATCAACCATCGTGGGATATACGCCCTGCGGAGCGACGATATACCGATCAACCTCTAACAAAATCACAAATAGAATCCACATGGCTCACCCCTTTGCTGATGAGATTACCCAGATAAAAGCAAAGACAACAGCGATAGCCGCCAGTGAACCACCGACAATAATCGCAATGTCCTGCTGCATCTTCTGCTTCTTGAGCTTGGCCTTGGTTTCCTCGATTTTCTTCTGCTTTTCGGCTTCGCGCCTATCTTCAACGAACTTTTGATACTGGTTCCAATGCCCACTGTACACCAGCATTTCTTTGATTTCTGCCCACTTTTGCTCTAGCTCCACCTGGGCAGCATAGAGTTCTAGGTCGGACTTTTCTGGGCTATTGGCAACCGCTTTCTCGACAGCTTGCTTGGCTGTCATCATCTTGCCAATGTTGGCAAATATCTGTGATATTTCACCTGCGTTGCTTGCCGCAGTTTTGACAACTGCGTAACTTGCGTTAAAAGCAGCTATCGCAGTTAAAGGGTCCACTAAGACTTGTCCGCAATAAGCATTATATCAAATGCCGCAGTGATCCTGGCGTTGTTTGATCGGACGGTCGCTCTTATATCAATATCAGATTTTTCTGGTATTCGTAGAGGTATACCGAAGTCATACATATACTCGCCGCCAGCACCAGAAAATTCAAAAGAATGACCTACGCGAAAAGAGGCTTCGCCGAAATACCGAACGTACATATCGCCAGTCGCATCAGCACCATCCTGACAAGTAGCCGCGCCTTTCATTATGTACGCTGTGTATCCAGCCGGAACAGTGTAAATCGCGGCATGAGATACAGCCTTGCCAGCAGTGATCCGCATAACAGTCACACCGCCTTTTTGAACATTTATGTCAGCTACATTTATTGCTGATCCGTTTGTAATAAAGGCTTCTACTACACGAATGAATGAACTGGTAGTAGCTGTCGCTTCAGCACTGGAAACAGTCACAACCTCCTGAATTAGGTCATAGGATGCGTTCAAACCGATAATCCGTATCGTTTTACCATTATCAGACGCATTGACAGCCGGTACAGACAGCGTTCCAGCAGAAGTAAAGGATGACCAAGGGTAGGCTGTGTCGTTTACGTCCCAGATTGTTCCGGTACTATTCTGACTCATTGCAGGGACAGCACCGAACTTGTGGACGTGCGAAAGACCTTGATAATGATTTGCCGCAACGCCTAATAGTCCATGCGGTAAACGGATAATGTCCTGAATCATACTCATAAGTTACTTACCTTTAAGGCTAATAAGCCACAGTAATAGGGCCACGGCCCCGCCCACAGCACCGAGAACAGCAATGCCAACAGCACCATACAAAAATCCATTCTGTATGGCTTTTTTACGAGCCAGTGCTTTAGCTTCTGCACGTTTCTTTTCGTTCTCCCGCATTTGCTTACGGTTAGCTATGAACTTCTGGTAGTCATCCCACAGTCCTGCCCGACCGTTATAGATAAACATTTGCTTAATTTCAGCTTCTTTCTTACGAATATCTTCCAAGGCAAAAAAAGCATCCATGTCGCCATCTTTAGCTTTCTTTTCTATTTCGCCTTTAGCATCAGCGAGTTTAGTAAGTTGCGGCCCCATCTCACCAACAGATTGAATGTGACCTGCAAACTCTTTGATTGCGCCGATAGCCTCGTTTGCGATCTTGATAGCGGCTATGGCTTCAAAGATCATGGCTACGTCTTAGCGAGAAGGGAAATGAGGAGCATGATGGTTGCACCTGCTGTGCCGATCATTATGGCTTCGATTCGTTTGATTCTTAGAATTGTCTCAGTCCAACGCTCAGTGCAGACAGCCTCATGCTTGGCAAACTCTGATGCAAGCTCATCAATTCTTTCATGTGCTGAAGCTACTGTACGCTTATCCACGTTGAACCTCCTTTAAAGTCAACGAATTATATCAGACGTTTGGTTTTTTAGGCCAATCCTCTACTGCTAACCGAGGCCAGTTTGGATGATCGGGAAGATCACGCAAAGCCTGACGATAGCCAACATACGCATAGCGAGTCTGCTGATTTACATCAGAGAGTTGCGTCCAATCTGATTGCTCTAGCAGATAATCTCTATTGACGCGATTTATCTCTGCTGTTGACTCATCTGGCAAGTCATCACGCGCAGGAGTTGGGGGGTATTGTCCTTCTTCAATCATATAATCACCATGAAGTATTCATTCGATATGCACTTGCAACGCACCTTGGGAAGTATACGTCACTACCAATACTGCTAGTAAAAGTGAACAATCTCATATTCGTTGGAAGATTAGTATAGTCATGTACTCGCCCATGAAAGTATCCTTGAATTGGCCTACCTTTGTCTGGACATATCGGCCCTACTACTTGTCCACGATAGGCACAATTGCCAACCTCTAGTCGCAATTCCATTCTTACAACAACACTGTGTAATGTGCTAGGGAAAGTCGGATTTGTTCCAGAAAAGAATCTTTGCGCTGTGGCAGAGCTTTCAGTAGAGTTATAAGTCCAATTAAAACCATTATGCCAAGAGATAGTAAAAAAAGTCGTAGGCAAGGCAGTGCCTTGATTCATCATCTGGAAGCTTGGGCTAGCATTTTGTGTATTTAGACTAGTTGTGCCATCAACTGTTGCTTGGGTATAGCATATATAAATCATATATGTCCCTTCCGTAACAGTGCCAGACTCTACATATTCATTCCAAGAGATGATGTGTTCTGTTTCATATTCGCTTGATGTATCACTAACTTCTAGCAGTTGTACCCAATCAAATCCTGAACCAGTAAAGATCGCCATTACAAATCAATCCCCACGATGCTGATATAATTAGCAACATCAAATGCTGTACCGCCAAAAAGAGAAAGAGTTACCTTTCTGACTTCAACAACAGAACCATTGGCTCCTCCAATCCTTACAGCCCCGTAAATCATAGTTTCGTACCCAGTGGTTGTTGAATTGTACGATCCGCGAAACATGACGTTCGTGTTGTATCCAGATAGATTTGTTACCTCGATAAACCAATTTGAGTGGTAACTTGGTGAATTATCAATTTGAAAGCCGCCTAAGAATACAGAATTTAAGTTGTTAAGTGATGAAGAATGCCCCCGAGTTGATCCGCCTCGATGAGTCCTGTAATTTCCCGTCCAACGTAACTGGTTGTTGCTAGCATCATAAAAATCCATGATTGGGTCTATTGTCCCAGTTGAGCTTGATGGGTAACACTGAAACTCAATTCTCGTAACCCTGTCTCCAGATGGAATATCTACATTAAATTCTGTCGTAGTCGGACTGCTTGTAGTAACGCTTTGTCTAGCATTATAGTCAAACCCCTCTCTGACAAGATTGAAAGCCATCAGTTTACGCCCTCAAAAACTTGGCCTTCCACCCAATGCTTAACATTTGCCTTTGCAAATTGACCATTATTGTTAAAGCCAATCAACATCCCCAAAGGTTCTTCATCTGCCGATGAGCGATAGGATATAGTGCCGCCGCCATGAGAAATACGTCTTGTCCCAGAACTGGTTATGTAACTATCTTCGGAAAAGAAAGCGGGCTGAAAAAAATGATCGTAACTGGTTCTGATGACTGTTAAATCCAAAAAATCAGTAGGATAAGTTGTAGTAGCATTGTGATAAAAAGAGGAAACGTAATGAAATTCCTGATTTAACGCAGTGCCACTTGTATAATAAGTATGAGTATCAGTAGGAGCCTCATCAACATTATGCGCCTTAATATACATTCGGGTTGCCGCATCATTTGTATTGGCGGCATTGAAGAATCTGATGTATGGCGTTCCCAGTGTATTGGCCTTCATCTTATAGTTGACTCTGATCCGATTGACATAAGGCTCTAAATTTATCAAAAAAAACGCAACGTCTGATGTGGTTATAGTCTGAACGACTTGCTGACCATTTGCACCGTATGTAGTTGCCATTATTCAAACCCCTTCAGTCGAGTGACTTCTGCCTTCAAATCGTCAATCTGAGTCTGCTGTTCTTTAATCGCTTCGATGAGTAGGCCGACCATGTTTGCGTAGGCGACTGACTTAATACCATCCTCGCCGTCTTTGACCACTTCTGGCAGGACTTTCTCTACTTCTTGAGCGATTACCCCTGCATGGCGTGTATCGTCATCAGTATCAGTTCTGTTGAAGGTTACACCACGAATAGCTTGTACTTTCTCAAGCGCACCATCAATCTGTTCGATGTTGTCTTTGATGCGCTCGTCAGAGTTGACTGTCAATTCGCCAGTTAAAGTAGCGTTGCCATTACTGGCAAGTGTAAATACGTCAGCACTACCGTCCCAAGAATAGAATCTTAATTCACCACTCGTAGTCGTGCCTGTACGCATCTGCCATTTAAGCGATCCCGCAGTAGCAAGACGAATGTGAGATTGAATAGCGGCATCAACATACAAACCTGTGTAGGCCGCCCCACTAGCGGAGTTAGTATTCTTAATATGTAACCCTGAATATGGCTCTGCTGATAAATTTGTGTGAGCAATTTCGACAGGGTTATATAGCTTAGTTCTTTCTCCGGCATTGGCGGCAAATGTTGCAAATGTTCTGTTGTCCGAATTATTCCAAAATTGGAACCTTCCACCACCGTCAGTATTCCCACTTGCGTTAGATATAAGCCAAAGTTCTTTTCCGTTTGTGCCATTTGAGTCTAGTTTTATCGCAGGGCCACCAGTAGACGTAGAGCTTATAATCGGCCCATAACTGCCAGTGCTTCCGCCACTGAATGTAAATTGGCCTGAGCCTGTGGTTATTGCGCCGTTACTGCTATTGTTTAGTTTTAATGGGCTAGCCTCTATTGATAATGAGTTGTATGCATCCCCTCCATAGCTGTCAATATAAGCGTTTGACGCATCCGCTTGGAAGTACAGCCGATGATTACCTGTCCCGTTACCGCCGCCTAATCGGATTCCGCCTCTTGTAGCTGATTGCTTTACAGTCAGCCCAACATCATCAGAATTGTCGATTGTCACAGGCCCACTTAGAAAACTTGATGAAGACGTATCTACTTTCGCTAAACCGTTTGGAGTGTAATCCGCAATCGAATCGTAAATCTCTTGGTTAAGAACTGTCGTTCCAGACTGCGTATCTTTGTATGAAATGACTTTTAATTGATGTTCTGCCGCACCACTTATGTCTGTAATTGCTTGGCCGATGAAATAAGCTTCGTTATATGGATTGGCTGTGTACGCAAACTCGATCCCCAACCAAGTAATATTGTCATAGTCAAAGCTAACAAACTTATGACCAGTTCTCTGCCCATGTGATATAAAACTCGCTCTATTATCGGTGTAGACATTATTGACGTATACATCAAAAAAGTCGCAAACATTACCTCCGGTCTTTGCCATCGTAATACGACCATTGACACGGTTTTGATGAGATGTGCTAGTCGTAATAAGCGGAGCAAGTAAGATAACTCGATGGTCATAGGAGTTGCCGGTTCCGCCCGCTAGGTCAAATAAATTGATTGCGCGAAACTCACTTGCATACATACCGATGTTGTTTAATTCAGCCCTGACAGCACCATCTGTAAGCAATCTGAGCTTAGAATCATCATCCGTGTTCCCAGCGTCAGAACTTATATCAAAATTGCTTCCAGATTGGCTGACTGCGGAATAAGTTGAATTATCTTTTAATCTTATACTTGCGGCCTGATCTGTACTTTCAAATATAGCAACATTGTCGATAGTTCCTGAATTAACGTGCAATTTGGCGGATGGATCGTCTTCGTTTATCCCGACTTTGCCATCATTCGTTACTCGCATCCTTTCTACCGCCGCCGCAGATTCAGGGCGCGTAATGATTACTAGATCAGCACCATAGTCATTTGAAGTATTTGCTTTTACAGCCGCAATGCCTGTTCCTGCGTTCTGGTGATAAGTGTCATTTAACTCAAAGACAATCCCGCAAGAATTATTGGCGTTCTCGCTTGTGTTCCTTACTATGATGTTATGCCATGAGCTTGTAGATGCTGAAAAACTATTATCATCAGTGAATGTAATGTAGCTATCACCTGATAGGTAGAGGTCTTTGAAGCGCGAACCACTCAACCCTAAATCAGTGGTAGCATCACTATTACTGCCATCACTAGCGCAAGGCATTACATACCCATCAGAAAATCTGATCCCAGAACCGTTTGTTCCCGCCTCAGTCCTAATGTGGAGATAGCCATTTCTAGTACCAATCGACCCGACTGTTGTGCCGTTTTTGCGGAAGCCAAGAATACCCCCATCGGTACTTGTGCGGTTAATGTCCATCACCACGCCAACATTTGTAGTGGCTTTATAAGCACTAAACAAAGCTAATCCATCGTTTCGCAGTGCCATTTCATTATCAGCAGTAGTTCCTGCGCTATTGGTATTTGGAGTTGTGTTACTTCCAGAAATTAGCAGGTTACCACTAGAGTCTATTCGCATGGATTCTATATCCGTCCCACTGCTCTTGCGGGTTCCGAAAAGAAGTGCGCCAGTAAAATTACCATCGGTTATATTTTCTTTAACGCCAGAAATAGTAGCAAAAGTTGTACTAGCTTCAGATGAATTATACTCCCCAGTAAAAACAATTCCTGATCCAGCGTTTCCTGAATTGTACGCATCAGTGCCTTGAAGCAGAATTGTGTATGGAGTGTCAAACGTATTATTATTAGCCCCTACAACATCTAGATTAGTGGAGGGTGATATTGTCCCTATGCCAACGCGCTGGGTTGAACGCTGAATATTCAACACATCATAATCAGTGCCAGAATACTCTACCCCAAAGGTCACAACATTATCGTCTGTCGTGCCATCGGAGTTAAAGTCAAAGTATCCCCCCGCCGCAGTAGGGGATGTTGGATGGCTTAATCTAAGCAGTCTTTGATTGTTCGTTCCTGCAAGAATATCGAGCGCATTTTCAGTGCTTGTACTGATAGTGACTTGACCAGTGAAAGCGGCCCCAGACAGGTTAGCTTTCAAAGCATCTTCAGCAACTAGCTCGATGAAATTGTTGTCTAATTCCTCATTAGTCAGAGGAGCGTTCTCATTGGTTACGCCAGTACCATCTGTTTGGCGGGTTTTAATAGCCATGTAAAAACGCTCCTCGTCCTAAATTAAGATGCAGTCAGTGTGATCGTCCAAGTGATCGTCATGCTATCGGCGGCGGCCTTGTTGATAACATCGAAAACCACATGGCATAACATATCACCTGCTGACGCGGCATTGAAAATACCTGCCTCAACCAAAGCACCTGTACCAGTACCCGCTGAATATGAAGCAACGTACTCAATGGTGTTTGTAGAGACTGTGGTGCTAGTCAAAGCAACTCGTGCCAGTTCAGTACCCAGAGTTGTATCCCCTGCGGCTACGGCAGTGTTGTCTGTGCCAACAGCCATGTGCGACATAACGTCTTGGCTCGTGCCTTCCATCCGCGAACAGATAAAGTTCAGGCCATCGTTGACAACCAAGTTCTCAGTCGTCTGCTCGTCAATGATATTGCCGTCTTTGTCTCGTAGGACAATTCCGACCCGTCCACTTAGTTTCAAGCTATCTTGTAGCATGGTGTTCTCCTATTAGAACAATGAGCCGGTAGTCCCGACATAGTTTTCAGCAAAATACGTCATCGTATCAACGTAATCTTGCACTTCATACGCGCCTGACTCCGTGAAATTTGCAGAGTCGGACGGGTTCTTACCCACTGATTTTACCTCTGAATCAGAGGTATAACCAATGTTTGTAAGATTCTTGAAGAATTGTGCGTTCTGGTCATCATCGACTGCCGCACCATTTACATCATCTGTAACGTAAATCGTCTCAGTAAATGATCGGCTAAACGCTACAACTCGACTAAAGGACTCAGCAACAGAGCCAGAGTCAGTTAGTGTCTTCGATAGATCGACAACGTGCAGATCAGATAGCGATCCTGAATCAGATGGGTTCTTGCCGACATTAAACACAGAGTCATCTGTAAATGAACCAGAGTCAGTCAGAACTTTACTTGGGCTGTTTGAAATGCTCTCTGTGACGCTTCCTAAGTCAGCTTGGATACTGCCATAGGAAACAGCGTGATCGTCCGCTAGAGAGCTTGTATCGGCCTGTACAAACCTAAATGACACTTCATGCGCTTCAGTTACGCTTGCTGAGTCTGTTTTGACAGTACCTAGGTCAAATTCCTGTGTCTCTGTGAGGTTGGCTGAATCAGATGGAGCCTTGCCAAAGTCTACGGTGTTTGAGTCTGTCAGCGCACCGCTATCATTAACAACCTTGCCATACGCCAGTGAGTGCAGATCGGATGCGCTAAATGCGTCAGATATTGGCCCCCTGACAAAATCAATCGCGTGAGCCTCTGCAACCTGTGCTGTATTTAGACGTATCTTGTTGTACGTCATATTCTGATCGTCTTCGATGGTTGCGTTACCATCAACGTCATCAGTGGCGTTTACTGTGTCAGATAAAGATTTACCGAATGAAAATACAGCCTGTTCTGTGAGATTAGGAAACTCGATTGGATTCTTGCCGTACGCAATCGTGCTGTCATCTGATGCTGAGAAGGCGTCTGTCTCTGGCTTAGATACAGACTTGGCGGCTAGTTGCGTAACGCCAATAGATTCTGACTCATTCTTACCGTAATCGATTGTATGTTCATCTGTCAGGTCTGCTGAGTCAGATAATCTCTTGACGAATAATAAACTGAATATCTGAGACACAGACACATTGTCTTGAGTCCTCAATATCTCAATGAACCGGCCAATAACAATCGCAACTTGAAGTTGTGCGGCTGTTACAGATGCGCTAATCCTGCTTGCGGTGATAGAAGCAAGGACTCGTCCCGCTGATATAGCGGCCTTTACCCTACCAGCGGATATTGCGGCTAGTATTCTCTTAGCAACAATAGCCGCCGATAGGCTCAAACTCACTGGAAGTCTTCTCTCATTAAGAAGTTAAGTGTTTCATACACTGTTTCACGGGTTCCACCATTGAACAGAACCTCAATCTCACCTTCATACTCCCCAGCATCAAGATCAAGATTCCCTGCGGCAAAGACAAAGATACAAATGCCATCTGCGGCCTGATCGGATGTGCCTTGGTTGGTCAGTGAGAACAATACAGTTTCAGAGAACTTTCTACGGAAATGGAGCTTTACTGTTGCATCAGACACGTCAACAGCATCGCCTGTGTCGCTACGGGTTACAGTTGCTTTGATTTGCGGGGCTGTATCCCCTTGTACGAGTTTGATTGGATCAGCCATATCATCCACCTAAGTAAATACAAGCGATTTGTTTAACCTCATCAGCGGATGCGAACGTCACATTCTCGCGTGATTTAGCTACCGTGTACGAGCGAATTATATCATCACTCTGCTTCATACCTTTACCCTGCATATCAGATGCGACAATTAAGTCTCCAACAGAGATATTCCCCGCCTGACCGCAGACGTTGATTTTCCCTTCACCGATAGAGTTGACAGCTATCATCGAATATTGATCTGGAAGGTTTGCGTATTCATCTTTTAAAGTAACTTTTATCCCTTCGCTGGGTTCATTACCAGTTTGCTTGGTTGTCTTAGCTAAAGAAGCAGGGATAAACCCTCGATCATTGTATCCCGCACATACTCCTATAACTCCGACTTGGTTTGCTTCTGAGCTTACTTTCATCGTAGTAATACAGTCA